TAACTCTTACAACTTCACAGATGAAGAGAACAAGATCATCTATGATTATGTTGAAACCAACCAGGACAGGCTCCGTGAGCTTTCACTTCGTACAGTGATTAAGGTTGCAGACCTTTGCAAGATGACTGGTATCGATGGTAAATGGAAAAGGCTTGCAGAAACTACAGTAATGAAGCGAAGCTTCTAAAGGAGGCATGAAAATGTTTAAGAAATCACTTTTAACTATTGCTACACTAGCCCTTGTAAGTACAGGTGCTAGTGCGGCTGAGAAAATGGAGGTAAGGTACAAAGATAAAGTTTGGAAAACTGTCGTTGCAGTTGATTCAATGTCAGATTCTTCGTATTGTAAAGTTACCTCGGCTAGGCGAAAACATATTACCGCTAATCCTAGCATGGTTTACATTAATACAAAAAATAACGGTATTGTAAGTTATCAAATTCGTTTAGATTCTAGTCCAGCACAACCAAAGCAGACGGCTAGTGTCTTAGAACGAGATACCGGGTTTATTATGATCCCATCTACCACTTATATGGGTAAGAATAGAATGAGGATTGTTGGTAATACGGTTAAAGGTAAGTCTATATTTGAAGATATAGATCTACAATCTTTAACTATGGCAACGAAGGCTTGCCAGTAAAGAATATAGGCGTTGACATTCGCGTGGTGGCGCCTATCTAGTACCCTCCTTCGGGAGGGTACCTTTTTTATTTCGGTAATCAAGAGCATTGACTTTTAAGTCGTTTGAAAGTATAGTATTAATATGTCAGGAATATGCACGTTAGAAATTAGAGATGAAGTAAATGTTCGTTTTCACGATCTGTCTCCTAGTACCCGACGTACCTGCGAAGCAAAACTAAAATATATGTTGCCTTATGCATATCATGTACCAGCATATAGATTAGGAAGGTGGGATGGAAAGATTGGTTTCTTTACAGCCGCTGGATCAACTTATCTAAATCTTTTAGACAGAGTATTACCTATATTAGATAACGAAGGCTGGAGTATTGAGCTAGTTGACCAACGTACTAAGCATGATTTCAAGTTTGTTCAAGTTACCGAAGATACGTTTTCTCATATGACTTGGCCAAAAGGGCATGTTGCTGAAGGAGAAAACATTAAACTTAGAGATTATCAAATAGAATGCATTAATAGGTTCCTTGCTAATCCTCATGGTGTACAAGAAATTGCAACAGGAGCCGGTAAAACGTTAATGACAGCCGCGTTAAGTTTGATGTGCGAGCCCTATGGCAGAACATTAGTAATTGTACCTAACAAGGACTTAGTTAAGCAGACACAAGAAGATTATATAAACTTAGGCTTAGACGTAGGTGTATTCTTTGGTGATGAGAAAGATGCAGGACATAAACATGTTATTGCCACATGGCAAAGTATTAATTCTTTAATTAAAAGATATAAAGATGGTAAGAGCAATGTTAGTATTGATATTCTTACAGATGATTTAATATGTGTTATGGTTGACGAAGTACACATGGCAAAAGCAGACGTACTTAGGACAATGCTAACAGGACCTTTCTCAAATATTCCTATTCGCTGGGGGTTAACAGGAACAATACCTAAAGAGGAGCACGAATATATCAGTTTAATTTGTAGCATTGGCGAGGTGTTACATAGACTACAAGCGAGCGAACTACAAGATAAAGGTGTTCTATCAAATTGTCATGTTAAGATACTACAATACCAAGATAGTGTTGAGTATAATAACTATCAAGAAGAATTATCATTCTTAACTACTAATAAAGAACGTGTAATAGAGATAGCAAAGAAAATGGATACTATAAGCGATAGTGGAAATACATTAATATTAGTAGATAGGATTAAGACAGGAAAATTATTAGAAGAGTTATTGCCAGATTGTGTCTTTGTCTCCGGGTCTATGAAAAGTAAAGACCGTAAAGCGGAATATAACGAAGTACAGACACTAGACAATAAGATTATTGTTGCAACATATGGTGTAGCAAGTGTTGGTATTAATATACCACGTATTTTTAATTTAGTATTAGTAGAACCCGGTAAGAGTTTTGTTAGAACAATACAAAGTATTGGAAGAGGAATACGAAAAGCAGAAGATAAGGACTTTGTTCAGATATGGGACATATCAAGCAATGCAAAGTTTTCTAAAAGGCATCTCGGAAAACGGAAGAAGTTTTATGATGAAGCAAATTACCCACACGAAACACAGAAGGTAAAATATTAATGAACATTTTAACAGTAGACAACCAAACATACGATTTAGATAGACTACCAACGGAGGTAGATGGAGATTTGAGGTATAGTGTATTAGATTATAGCAATGCACAAGACGTTGATTACCTCTTTATACCTTTAGTATTTTTAGAAAGTTTTTCATGCCCGGCCGCCGTGCTAAGGGTTGGAGAATCTGAAATTAAAATGCCTTTAGATTGGAGTTTAATTATAGGAGAGCCTGATCACGGAGAGCCAGAAATTGTAAATATTATGAGTTTAAATGATAGAGGATTTAATGCATTTGAATTTAATCCTGTTACAGGCTATAAAGCAAACTGGGTTCCAGTAGAAATTATAAATGTCTATCAGGAAGTGAAATGGTATGTGCCTAAGTTGAAGTTTGGTCATATCTTAACTGTACCTTTAAATAGTGGCGAAGGATCTCCTTGTACATTTTTTCTTAAAGAATCAACAAAGGTGCCGGAAGTTCTTGACCTTAACAAGATTTGGTTTTAAATAGTATTATGCCAGCAAAGAAAAAAGCATCTGCAGTACATAAGGTTAATATACATGAAATAATGAATGCGATAGACTATCGTAACGGCAATTACTATTCTAAATTAGATGACGAGAGCAAGAAGTCTGTTAGTACATATATGGCACAACGTTGGGCAAGCCAAGTACAAGGTACACAAGAAATACAAGAGCATTATCTATTAATGGTTAACGATCTAAGTAATATTGATTATATTGCAACTACTAGTGCTCATGAAGAACTAAGATATAAGATGTTAGCATTAATTGGTTTGGGTCAAAAAATGAGGCATGAATTTGTTCCTCCCAAAGGAGCAAAGAAAGATAAACTTAGAGAATGGCTCTTAGAGCTTCTACCTCATTGTAATGATGATGAAGTAGAATTATTCAGAAAAATTAATGATACAACCACTCTACAGGATATTGCAACGGCTAAAAACACGTCAGATAAAAAGTTAAAGGATTTGTTTAAATAAGCATGGGAAATGAATATCAGTGTAAATACTGTATGAAGAAGTTTGCTAGAGAACGTACTCTATCAAGCCATATGTGTGAGAAGAAGAGGAGATTTATGTCAATAGATGAACCTTCTTCTAGGATTGCCTTTCAAGTATGGTACGACTTCATGAAGTATGTTGCTCCACAGACAAAGAAAGAAAGAACCACCGACGATTTTATTCGTAGCCCAGACTACATAGGTTTTATAAAATTTGCTAACTATATTATACAACTTAGACCAACCGAAACAAATAAGTTTATTAAATGGTTGTTTAAGCATAGTGTCAAACTTAGTAATTGGAGTAAAAGAGAAACATATTCTCTTTATATACAGGAGAGCAGTAAGTTAGAAACGGTTGAACGAGCAGTAGAACGCATGGTGTTATTAATGAAGTCATGGAGCGAAGAAACCGGACATTCTTGGGAAGAATATTTTCAAGAAGTACCAACAGTAACAGCCGTGAATTCGATAGTCATGGGAAGGATCAGTCCTTGGATCATATATTCTTCTAAATCTGCTCAAGATTTACTAGATAGGATGGAGCCAGGACAATTAGAAACAATAACAAGGAGCATAGACACAGAATGGTGGACAAAAAAGATTCAGAAGAGCCCAACAGAAGTCCAGTGGTGCAATCAAATATTGAATTAGAGAAACATGTAAAAAACTTAGAAACCCTAGAAAATAGAATTATGCTTTTTGACAAAAAATTAAGTACATTATACGAAGAAATGATTGAGATGAAGATGAGACAAGAAGAACTAATTCAAATTATTAAGCAAGGATTAAGATGAGCAGACCTGATGTAGATATTGATTTTGGTAATAGAGAAGAATTGTTGCATATACTTAATGGAGTACCTGCAATGATTTCTACAGACCAAGGAGAAACTAAACATAAGACAGGGGTTTACTTTCATCCAGTTTCAGTGAACCCTTTTACTGGTTGGTGTAATTTAGATCATAAAAAAGCAGAAGATGTAGGATTTTTTAAACTAGATTTATTAAATGTTAGTTTTTATTCTAAAATAAAAAACAAAGAACAGTTGGATAATTTGATTGCAAAAGAACCTATTTGGGAATTATTAACTCACGATGATTTTTCTAATCAGTTATTGCATGTTAACGGACATGGAGATATCCTTCGTGCAACAAAGCCAACTTCTGTAGAGCAGTTAGCGGCAGTATTAGCAATGATACGTCCTGCAAAACGTTATCTTATAAACAAGAGTTGGGATCAAATTATGAGAGAAGTATGGGTTAAGCCTAATACTGATGAATACTTCTTTAAAAAGTCTCATGCTACGGCTTATGCTATTATGATTGTGGCACAAATGAATTTACTATGCGAAGAGTTAACTAATCCATCTTCTTAACAAGACTAATTTGACGTCTTTTAGTTCTTTTTACAATTACATTTTCTAAACTAGTTAAATGCCCAGCTACCATTTCAAAATCCTTGGTAGCATATGTTTGTAAGCAGTATGCAAATTTTTTCATTACAGATTTAAGAACAATATTAATTGGTAGTAATCGATTACTTCCCCACCACCATTCCTCCCCTGCTTCAATAAACTCTAATTTTTCTTCTGATGTTTTTAAAAGGTCATAACGATATACGGTTACCACGGTATTATCGCTGTTCTGTATGATTCCTACAATTTCCTTATCTGCATAGCGGATTAAGCTCATAAAAGGAAATTCTTCTAAAAATTGCTGTATCTTCGTGTCCATGTTTCTAATTATACTTAGTATAAGGACCGAGTGGTTGTTTGTCGTAACTGATAAATAAACATATGGGAACATTAAACTCAACAGTCGCAAAAGCAAATCTAAACTATGCAGGTGCCGGCACCGGCTCTTCTTTAACAAGACATCATGCTTCTTATACAGACCGAACTATTAGGTGGTTTCAAGGGGTTGATAACCTGTTAGATTTAACAATATCAGGAAATGATAGACGTCCTTTAAGTTTATTGCATAAAGAAGTTATGCTTATTTTATGGGACAACTATACAAGCACAACTATATTTAAAAGACGTGCAATTCCAACAGTAGCAGAAAATGGAGAAGCAAGATTAACCATTTATGCAAGGGATTTAATGACATCACCTCCTGGTAGATATATGTTAAGTGCTACGGTAGTAGATGGTAGAGGACTAGAAACCGCATTAACCTGGGATAGATCTCAAAGAGCTCATTGGGACGTTGAAATTATGGAAGCGGTAGTTCCAATAGGTAGATCAACATTTGAAATTACTAATTGGCCAATCGCTGTAACAGGAACCGACCAGTTTGCAAGTTCATCTACAAACGGACCACAATATTATAGAAAAGACACTAGTTTATTTTCTGCCGCAATATACACAAGTAATTTTACAGGAACAGTTACAGTTCAAGGTACATTGGATGACGTTATTACTGAAGATACTTTATGGGCAGATTTGGTACCTCAAGATAATAATACTGCTATAATTACATATACAGGATTTACAGGAATCGATCCATTCAATTATTATGCAGGCGTAAGATGGCTTCGTACAATAATTACAACCGACACAACTAATGCTGGTACACTAGACAAAATCCTAATTAGAGTATAAAATGAAATTTAAAATTCGTGAAATGACTGGGAACGAGAACCGTCTGGTTGGTATTCTGGTCTTTCCATTTTCTCTTGGCGTTTATTATCTATTTCTTTTGTATATAGGCCCTTGGTTGTATGAGCTATTTCCTACCTTAGAATATGTTATGTCGTTAAGTTTTGGTCCATCCGGAATAAAATCTTCTTTAGAATCTTCTTGACATTTAGTTGATATTGTCATATAATATAACAATGAATGTCGTGGAATCTACACTTCGAGGTAATCTTCCTCCCTTAAAAACAAATAGTAGCGGTTGGCTTACTATGAATTGTCCTATGTGTGTTCATAACGGCGAAAGTAGACCTGATTCAAAAGGTAGAGGAGGCTTTAGGTTTGATAACGATAAGACTGCCTATCATTGTTTTAACTGTGGATTTACAACAGGCTGGAGACCCGGAAGTAAGTTAGGTTTTAAGTTAATTAAGATGATGAGGGTTTTAGGCATTGACGAAGCGGAGATACAACGACTTAAAATACTTTTGTGGGATCAGGTAGTAGAAGAAGTAGAGCAAGAAGAAAAAATAGTATTCAATAAAGAATGGCCAGAAATTCAATACCCATTTGAACTAACTGATTTAAAAGATGAAGCAATTGAATATTTGAAAAGTCGTAATGTATTTGAGTTAGCAAAATGGAAACAAACAGATCAAATTGGAATGAAGCAACGTGTTATCTTACCTTATACTGATAATACTAAACTAGTTGGATATATGTCTAGGTGGATTGGCGACCCACCTAAAGGTACGGCAAAAATGTTAAGAAAGTCTCCTGACGAATATGTATTTAATTTAGATAGACAGTCAAAGAAACGTAAATATACAATAGTTTGTGAGGGCGAGTATGATGCATTAGCTATTGGAGGTGTTGCTATACTGTCTAATAGAATTAGTAAGTATCAAGCACAACTAATTGAAGATTTAGACACAGAACCAATTATGTTAGCAGATAGAGATAAATCTGGTAAACTTTTAATAGAAGATGCAATTAACTTAGGATGGAATGTAAGTTTTCCAGACTGGCCAGATGGTATTAAAGATGCAAATGAAGCAATATTACATTTTGGAAGAGTAGCAACATTGCAAAGTATATTAATGGCGATTGAACACTCGCCTTTGAAGGTTAAATTATTAATGAGGAGATGGTGTGTATAGTCTAACATTAGTCTGGAAAGAAGGACAAAATGATAACGATTTTTGGGATGAAGTAGTCTTATGGATGACTACAGAATTTGGGTTACCTTCATATCAAGTATATAACTGGAAGGCTACTCCATTAAAACGTTGGGCATACTATAGCTCTAGCGAAGAAATGACCTTTAACTTCCGTAATAAAGAAGATCAAATGTTAGCAAAACTTAGATGGGGCAATGATGGCTGAAGATGAAATTAAAGAATATAGTTATGAATTACAGAAACTTTTTTTAGAGTTTCTTATTTCTAGTAGGGACCTAGCGGCCAGATGTAATAATGTATTAGATCCAGAATACTTTGATCGTAGATTGCGTCCAGCGGCTAAATTTATTAAAGAATATATTACTGAGCATAGTAACGTGCCTGATGAAAAACAACTATCGGCAGTTACAACGATTGAAATACAGGAAATTGGTGATAAAGCAGAAGAACATAAAGACTGGTTTTTAGATGAGTTTGAAGGATTTTCTAGACATAAAGCATTAGAAGGTGCAATTTTAAATAGTGCTGATTTGTTAGAAAAAAGTAATTACGGAGAAGTTGAAAATTTAATTAAAACCGCAGTACAAGTTGGACTTCCAAAAACATTTGGTACAAATTATTTTGAAGATCCTAAGTTTCGTTTAGAAGGACTCAAAGATGCAAATGGGCAACTAACTACAGGGTGGAAAACTGTTGATAATAAGTTATACGGAGGCTTTAACAAAGGTGAACTAAACATTTTTGCTGGTGCGTCTGGTGCTGGTAAGAGTTTGTTCTTGCAGAATCTAGGACTAAATTGGGCAAAAGCAGGTTTGAATACTGTTTATTTTAGTTTAGAGCTTAGTGAAGGGTTGTGTTCTATGAGGATGGACGCAATGTTAACTGGTACATCTACTAGAGATGTTTATAAGAAGATTGATGATATTGATTTAAAAGTTCGAATGATTGGAAAGAAGTCCGGGTGTTTACAGATTGTACAATTACCAAATAGTGTTACAGCAAATGATTTGTTAGCATGGATTAGAGAGTTTCAAACACAAAGAAAAATACATGTTGATGCAATACTTGTAGACTACTTAGATCTTATGATGCCAGCTGGACAAAAAATTAGTGTCGCTGATTTGTATATTAAAGATAAGATTGTTAGTGAAGAGTTAAGAAACTTGGCAGTTACCGAGAATTTGCTATTTGCAACGGCATCGCAGTTAAACAGAAGTGCAGTAGAAAGTGTTGAGTTTGATCATAGTATGATAGCTGGTGGTTTAAGCAAGATACAAACGGCAGACAACGTGTTTGGTATCTATAGTACTCCAAGTATGCGAGAAAGAAATAGAGTACAACTACAGTTTATGAAAACAAGAAGTAGTAGTGCAGTTGGACAGAAACTTGAAATGGACTTTGATCCAACAACATTGTTAATCTCAGATTTAGCAGATGATGCGGAACCTGTTGCAAGTTCTGCAACTACAGTTTTTAATAAGCTACATAAAACTTCTAGCACAATAGTTACGCCAACAGAACAGCCACAAGCAACATCATCTTCTGTTAATAGGGATAAACTTAGAGGTTTAGGATTGACGAGAGATGTCTAAATCTTCTTTTTCATCTCTTGGAGGAGCAACAACTGGAGCCTCTTCAGGTGCTTCTCCGTCATCAAACTCTACGTTAGGATCGTCTTTAGCATTAGAAGTAGCAGAAAGGTTATATTGTTGAATGGTGTTTCTTAATCTAATAGTTAATGCCGCATCATCTGCAATGATATCAGCCATAGCAACAAAAGCAACAGTAATTAACTTCATTTCGCTTGTACCCATTGGAGAACCACTACGCATTTTATTCAATGCTTGTACAAAACGAGATTGTAATTCATCACTTACTAAAGGTCTTAACGTAATTTTTAAGCGATTAAGTTCAGTAGTAGTAATGTCATGGGAAACATTACCTGTTTCCTTATCAACCTTATTTTTAGGAGGATTATTACCAAATGATCCGTCAGCACCAGGTGTTGATGAAAAATCTTCGTTAATAACCGCTAAACGGTTAATAAATTCACGTATTTCTTGGGCAGATGTCATGTTTTTAAATGTCTCCTATGAATGTATTTACCATAAATAGACATACTATGCAGACAAAAACTAAATCAATTCTAGAAGAAATTACAACCATTGTCCCTAAGAAGGACAAACACTTAATGGTAGAAGGTCTTGCAGTACAAGCCCTTGCTAGGATATCAAACTTGATAAGGATCATTGAAACATCATATCCTGAACACCAAGCACAAGATTTAACTAGACGTTTGCAATTAGCCGTTAAAAACGGAGATCCTAAAAAATTCACTCGAGGTGTAAGGATTATCAAAGAAAACGAAAATAAATAAGCAAAATGAAAATTGTAGATTTAAATGAGAATGATGTATTTCAAATTGACGAAGGTGTATTTGGAGATTTAGCAAAACGTGTAGTTAATAAAACTAAAGATGTTGCTAACGGAGTTGGTCTTGCCGTTCGAGGTCAAGGAGCCAACGAGTTTGCTAAACTTACTAACTTAATTGATCAAAAAGCAGTACAGATGTTCAATACTGCTAGACCAGGAGAAGCTGATGCAACTGGTAAGGATCTACCTTTAGGTGATATTGTAAAAATGGTTGGTAAAGCAATAATGCAGGCAACTAATAATGCAGTTGGCACAAAACAGTTATTAATTTATATTAAAGAAAATAAAAGAGAAATTATCAAGAACGTTAATGTAGCAGATAGAGGCGCCGCTGGAGCAGATCAAATGATTCAGTTGATGTTACAAGGCGGAAGTGCTACAGCACCTGAAGGGTTTGGGGTTGCAGAATGTGTTAGATCAATATCATTAATTTTTGCTGTTACATTTTTACATATGCAAGTTGAAATGGGACAACCTGGACAAGGTCAGCAGGCAGGACAAGCACCAACTCAAACAGCAAGTGAAGCTGAAAAAGCAATGGATGAAAATCCAGAGTACCAGACAGAGTTAAAAACATTTGAACAATTAACTACTAAACTTGCCGGAGAGTTATACACTCCTGGTAATGCATTTTTAGCAAACATACAAGCAAATAATGAATTTCCTGCAAAGCAAGAAGCATTTATTGTTGCATATGCAACAGCCGTTAAAGCAAAGTATTTTAATGCTGATTTAAAAACTTTAGAAACCGCGGCAAATTCAACCACACCAGAATCAGTTATTGATGATAATCAATGGAGAGCATCTTTCTTTGGACATATTTCTCCACAAGTAGCTCAACAGGTACAACAAAATGCAGATGTTACGTCAGCAATAGAAACTTTTAAAAATGACTTAGATGCTATTACTACTTCTTTTACTAAATTAGCATTTATTGAAAAAACAGCAAATGAAGTAGCCAACGTTGATGCAACAATGAAGAAATTAATTGACTGGGTTGAAAAAGCAATTTCACTTATTAAGACGTTACAACTAGGAAAAGGTGGCGGCGGAGCAACAAGTGCAACAACACCACAAGCTGGTCAGACTGATGACGAAGAAGTTTCTAGTACTACTCAGGGTGGCAAGATAGACGACCCAAATATGCCTAATTGGGAAAAGGTTAAAATGGGATATGATGCCTTAGATGCACAAGGGCAAGAAGCATTAGTAAAGGCATTGTTTAACAAATGAAAATAGAAAATATTAATAAAAGAACAGCATTACTTGAAAGTGTATGTTATGATTTAGATAAAGATCAACGTGCAATAGTTGAAGGAGTAGTATCAGCTTGGGACGATTTACTTGAAGTTGAATTAAGGCAAGATCAAATTAACAACTTATTTCCTTTGGTACAAAAATTATCAGACGAAACAGGTAAAAACAGAACGGCTGTAGGATTAACAAAAGATAAAATTGTAGATACAACAAAAGCCGCCAATGAATATCTAAGTAAAATTGGAAAATTAATACAAGATACAAAACCAGTAGAAAATTTTGATAATAAATTTGAAAAACTAAAAACAGATATTAAAAACAAGTTAGGTGCAGATAGTAAGATTACTACTGGAATAGAAAACTTAGGCAAATATGCTAAGATGAATCCAGGTAAAACAGCATTTGCTATTGGTGTTATGACTGCCTTAGTTGGTATTGGAACTGGAGGAAGTGCAATAGGTATTGGTGTTGCCGCTACACTCTTAAAAGGTTCTGTTGAAGTACTTAAAGGAGAAAAGTTATCTACTGCTATTGGAAAAGGATTGAAGACAGGTGTTATTGCTGGACTTGCCGCAGGTGCATTTAATGCAGTTGGAGATTGGTTAGCAGGCTTACAAGCAGAAGTAGTTCCTTATGAAGGATTAAACCAAATTAGTTTTGATGTATCAGGAACAGATGTAATGCCAGGCTTTGAATGGAAAGGCTCAATGAGCTTTGAAAATTTAACAGTACTACCATCAGATGCAGATTTAGCAGGACAACTAGTAGCAGAGTTTGCAAAGGGTGACGCATCGGCGTTTGATGCATTAGCAGAGTTAGCAAAGAAATCGTTTACTCCAGAATATGTAGAACAAATGGCACAGTTTGTTCAAAATTCACAAGAGCTCGCTTTACAAAATGATGCAACATATCAAGCCATTGTACAAATTCAACAAGGAATAGCATCAGCCGCAGGTGGTGCAGTAGCAGGTAAAAGTGTAAGTGATGACAGAGGAGCAGATCAGCAAGAATTATTCCAATCACAACATAATAAAGGGATTGCATTAACAGAAAGAAGAATTGAAAGATTATTTGATACTGTAGGGTATTATAATGCAAATCCAAACATTGAATTCTTAGGAGAAGGTCCAGTATGGGATACCATTAAGAAAGATGCTATTGCAAAAGCAAAAGAACTTGCCAAGCCAACTATAGATAAAGCAAAAACAGTTAGCGGAAATACAATGAATGTTGTTACAGCAGATAAACTTAAAAAAGCATGGAAAACAGCAGGTAGTCCAACTGACAGTGAAGTACTTGCAAGATTTTTAGAAAAGAATAAAGTATCTCCAGAGGTTATTGCAAGTGCATATAAAGATTTAAAACTTCCAGAGCCAGGTGATGATTCATCACCAGAAGAAAAAGAAGAGAAAGAATTAGAGCTCCGTAAAACTCCTCAGATGCAAGACGGACAATATGAATTAGATCTTGCCTCGTTGCCTCCAGCAGTAAGGCAAGCAACAAGTAACCTATGGGACGAGTTTAATAAACTTACCCCACAGGAGCAAGAAAAGTTTAAAGCAGACCTAAAGAAATCGGAAAACATAACATGAAGATAAATGAACTAAAACCAATTATTGAAAATCAGTTATGGGATAATCTAATGAAACAGAATGATGGTGTGTTTTATAGAGGAGAAGCAAGTAGCGGAAAAGGCACTGGCTTAGGAGCATTAGGAAAAGGAGTCTATCTTACATGGACCGAAGGCATGGCAAAGGCATTTGCTCAACATGTTGGAGGTGAAGTTAAAAAATATCGAGTAAAGCCAGGACTTAAGATGGCTGATGCACAAGGCAAAGATATGATTGAAATAAAAAAGACAATGGGGTTTGAGCCTTGGGAATTTAGCAACGATCCTATGTATACCGGAATAGTAACAATGGGACTAAAAGAGAAAGGCTATGACGGAGCAGTAAGTGATAAAGAAGCAGATGGTATTGTTATTTTTGACCCAGCTAATATTGAGGAAGTAGAATGAAGATAAACGAAGTTATCAATACTAAAAAGCCAATCTTGTTTGAAGCAAAGGCAAGGATTGATCATCCAGAAGATATTATTTTTGATGATAATGGAACGCAAGGTGCGTTAAGAGCTCTTGATGCAATGGTACATGCTTCTCAAAATCATGGAGATTCTACAACTATTAAATGGGACGGTAGCCCAGCAGTAATATTTGGTTGGGTAGATAAGAATTCGTTTATTGTAACAGATAAAGCAGGTATGGGTGCAAAGAAATATAACGGAAAACCAACTAGTTCGCAAGAACTACAGTCTATGATTTTTAACAGAAGACCCGACGAAGAAGGTAGACAATATTATGCTAACAAATTTGCAAGTATATACGAACTTTTAAAAAAAGCAACTCCAAAAAGTTTAGTAGGGCAAATGATACAAGGCGATCTACTTTATATGAGTGCAGACGATATTGTTCATACAGATGAAGATGTTACATTTGGTCCAGTTAAAGTTAGATATACTATTGATAAAGATAATCCAGTAGGTGCAAAGATTGCTAAAAGTCAATGTGGTATAGCAGTACATAGTGTTTTTAATTCAATTGACGATGCTAGTGCCGCTGATGGAGAACCATCACCAGTAACTCCTAAATCATTAGGATTAAAAGATAGTCCAAAGTTAGTAATATTTGGACCAGAAACACAAATACCAACAGATACTGAAATTAAACTT